TTGATGAAAATGACGTTATCCGTGCGGGGAATGGAACCTTTGAGGAGGCGGGTCAATTAGGGATTGAGAAGGTTTTGGTTGTAGAAGCCGATGGTAATACGATTGTTGCTGTTAAGCGTAAAGGGTTATCAGAGTCGGATTGGAAACAATATGCGATCGCTGATAATACCGCCTCGGATTTCAGTGCATGGGATTTTGATCTATTGAATGATTTAGCTCAAGAGGTAGATTTTAGTGAGTTCTTCCCTGATTATAAATTAAATGAATTATTGGAATCGTTTGGCAAGGGTGAAGGGTTTGGCGATACTGAACAGCAAGAGGAAGATGAGGAATCAAAACCACCAGAAGATTTTAAAGAGTATGACGAAGACATCGAAACAGAACATACTTGTCCTAAGTGTGGTTATAAATGGTCAGGGGGTAAATAAATGAATACTAAACCTATTTACCGCGTTCCTCTAATGAAAGAGATAGAAGAAATACCCTGGAATGGGTTTAATGTTGTCTCTACATTTAGCGGAACAGGCGGATCATGTCTTGGTTATCGGATGGCTGGCTATCGAGTCTTGTGGGCTAATGAATTTATTCCTGCGGCTCAGGATTCTTATAAAGCTAATCATCCAAATTCAATTCTTGACAGGCGAGATATCCGAGAGATTTCTGCTCAGGACATCTTAACAGCAACCGGATTGAAAATAGGAGAGATAGATATATTTGATGGCTCTCCCCCTTGTGCAGCTTTTTCAACAGCAGGAAAACGTGAAGCAGGATGGGGAAAAGTTAAGCAATATTCAGATACCAAGCAAAGAGTTGATGATTTGTTTTTTGAGTACGCTCGACTAATCAAAGGAACACAGCCTAAAGTCTTTGTTGCTGAAAACGTATCAGGATTAATCAAAGGAACAGCTAAAGGCTACTTCTTAGAAATCCTTAAAACACTCAAAGATTGCGGTTATAACGTCAAGTGTAAAGTGCTAGATGCTCAATGGCTTGGTGTTCCTCAAATGCGACAACGGACTATCTTTATAGGTGTTAGGAATGATTTGAAGTTAGAACCTGTTCACCCAAAACCGTTGCATTATCAATATACAGTTAGAGATGCTTGTCCAAATATTTCTTTTATTGTATATGGTAAAGGGTTTGGGGAAGTAGAAGTAGTCCGTGCTACGGAAGTAGTCTTTCAATGTTTTGGAACTTCACCGTCAAGTGGAAACGGAAGGGCTGGAAAGGTTCAAAGGTTGGGCGAGTCTGAATTTACAAACCTAGCGATATCAGATGTCAAAAAAGCCTGTGCTTTTCCTGATGATTTTATTCTAACAGGTTCCTATGCCCAACAATGGGAAAGATTGGGTAGGGCTGTTCCACCTGTTATGATGTCACATATTGCCAAAACAATTCAATTAGAAATACTAGAAAAATGTGTGGATTAGCGGGTACATACAAATCCAGCGTAGATGTAGAGTCTATGCTTCTTAAAATAATACATAGGGGGCGAGATGGTCAAGGTGTTCACAAGCATGAAGACACTGTTCATGGTCACGTTAGGCTGTCTTTACTTGATTTAAGTTCGGCATCTAAACAACCTTTTATCTTAAATAATTCCACTCTTTCATTTAATGGTGAGATATGGAATTATAGAGATATAAAAAAGAAGTTACAAGACGACGGGTGCAAATTCAATACAACAGGTGACACCGAAGTATTGAGTCAATTTTTAGATATTTACGGTGTTTCACGGCTAAATCAACTAGAGGGAATGTTTGCTTTTGTATGGAGTAAAGGGGATGAGCATTGGCTTGTGAGAGACCGTTTTGGTGAGATACCCTTGTATCTGGCAAAAACGAATAAAGGGTATATTTGGGCATCTGAAAGAAAAGCATTTCCTAGTGGTGTTATGCCTGTTGCCGTTCCTCCGGGCTATGCTTTTAATCTAGTGAAAGGCGAGTGGTTTCAATGGTACAAGCTACCAGGAACAACACCACAGCAAAATATATTAGATTGCTTGAATAGGGGTGTAGAACAAAGATTAAATGCTGATGCTCCCGTCTGCTGTCTTATATCGGGCGGATTAGATAGCGTCTTGGTTCTGCAAATAGCAAAGTCTATAAACAAAAACATCGTAGCTTTTACAGCAAAAATGCGTAATGATTCAAATGATTTACTAGCAGCCAGGAAGATATGTAGTGAGTATGAAATTCAATTAATAGAAGTGCCAGTATCTATTGATTTAGATTCTTTAACTAACGCAGCCAAGGTAATAGAAATTAACAGCAAAGCTCAAATAGAGATAGCTTCATTATGTCTACCATTAGCACAAAGGATAAGGGCAGAAGGCTTTAAATCTTGCTTATCTGGTGAAGCTGCCGACGAGCTTTTTGGTGGTTATGGTAATTTCTGTATTCAGGCATCCAAAAGCACAAATACAGAAGTTATATCTCTTAGAAAAAGTCAATTAGCAAAAATGGCAAGAGGTAATTTTGTTAGGTGCAATAAGTCTTTTATGTATGGTGGCGTAGAGTGTAGATTGCCTTTTGTGGATGTGAAGTTAGTTGAATATGCCATAAACTTAGACCTCTCGCAATCACCACCAAATAAAAAACTACTGAAATCCGCGTCGGCTAGACTGCTACCTAAATGGGTGATATCCAGGGTTAAGGATACTTTTCAAGGTGGTAGTGGTGTGTCCGATTGGACAGAGAAAAATATAGCATCGCCAATAAAATTTTACAACAACGAACTAAAGAAAACTTTTGGATACTTACCCAAGGATTAACATGAATAATTATCACGTCCCATCTAAAGATAAATGGGAATTTGACGAATCAGTAACAGACATTTTTGATGATATGTTGGCTCGTTCAATTCCTCAATACGAGGTAATGAGAGACGCTGTTACCAATATCGCTCGTGAATACATAAAACCCGCCAGTTCTGTCATAGATATTGGATGCTCAAGAGGTGAGCAGATATCTCGACTAATTCAATCCTATGGGACTAATTGCACCTATTATGGAATCGAAGTTAGTCAACCGATGATTAACGCGAGTAGGGAAAAGTTTAAGGGTTTTGAATGCGTCAGTTTACATGAATTAGATTTAAGAAAAGATTGGTTAACTCTTAAAAACGTATCCGTCACTTTGTCGGTTTTAACTTTACAGTTTATTCCGATTGAATACAGATTAAGACTACTCAAAAAAATCTATGATTCAACTCGAAAAGGCGGGTGTTTTATTTTAGTTGAAAAAGTTATTGGGGGGTCTGCTGATATTGACAGTTTATTGACCAATCAGTATTATAACTTAAAACATCAGAATGGTTATTCTATTTATGAGATAGAACGGAAAAAATTAAGCCTAGAGGGTGTACTTGTTCCGGTAACAGCTAATTGGAATGAAGAAATGCTTAGATTGTCTGGTTTTACTGAGGTTGATTGTTTTTGGCGTTGGATGAACTTTTCTGGATGGATTGCTGTTAAGTAGAATGAAACTAATGGAAAGATTGCCAGATTAATTAATATTAACTGTGATATAATATTAATAGTAAATGCCCTTCGCGATGTTTCAGCATCCAAGGGCTGTAAACCTGATTCAGAGGTATCACAATGAATAACTTTAACAAAGAATTGGCTCTAACCTTAATTGATTCTAGCATTGAGTTTCCCGTTGACTTTGATGACGCGATGCAATGGTGGGACTGTCGGACTAAGGATGGAAGTCTTACCACTCGACGGCAGTTAGTCGCAAAACTCAAGCAAAACTTTGATCAAGGATTAGATTGGACTTTTGCACAAATTTATGAAAAAGTCCAAACAGGGCGACCCGTTGATAAAATCTACCTGACAGTGGACACCTTCAAAGAAATGGGAATGATGTTACCTAGTGGCAAGGGCAAAGAGATCCGGCGTTATTTCCTTGAGTGTGAACGGGAGTTAAAACAACTTAGATCAGAATCCGCCCAAACTCAAACAGTCTCATCCCAACCCACGCCGCGCGATATTGCTGATTTTGTCTCTGTCATCCTAAATATCGCGGGTTTGGATCAGAGTATGATTGCAGCGTCCGCAGCTAATCACGTCGCTAAATATTATCCGGCGCTCCGTCCCTCGGCTGAAGACTTAAAAAAGGAATTAGTCATCGAGACATCGGAAAAACTTCTCACGCCCACCGAACTCGGATTAATCCTAGAGCAGCGCACCGGAATTAAACACTCAGCGCAACGGGTCAACAAACTCCTATCTGAGAATGGATTGCAAACCCCGAACCCTCACGGGAAAGATCCGGCTTGGTTGCCAACTC